CGCTCGGCTACATCTGGACCGACGATGTGATCCTGGCCTGGGTGCCTCCGCGTGCCGGCCTGCGCACGCCGGCCTACGGCTACGAGTTCCGGTGGGGCCCGCAGTTCGTGGACCGCTGGCGTGAGGAGAAGCGTGTCTCGGACGTCATCCGCGTCCGCCGGCGCTACGACATCAAGCACACAGCCCTCGACGGTTCTGGCAAGGTCGTCGCCGGCTACCTCATCAAGGACGTTCTCGCGTAAGGAGGAGCCATGGCGGACAAGTTCTACGCCGCGGGCAAGATCAAGTTCGGTAGGCGCACCGAGGACGGCTCGCAGGACGGCAAGTACGAGTCGATCGTCTTCGAGCCGAACCAGGAGGTCAAGGGGCTGTCCACGGAGGACATGAAGAGCCTCTGGGACGCTGGAGCACTGACTCGCAAGGCGCCGGAGGCGGACGAGGTCAAGGCCGAGGACGACAAGTCCTCGGCACCGCCGGCCAAGGCCACCCCTGCCAAGGCTGCGACGACTGGCTCTAGGGGCGCCAGTCAGTCGTAGTGGTGCGGGGAGGGATCTGGTGCGCGTCGGGGTGCCGCGTTCGTCGAACTGGATCCCTCCCCTCGTGGTACGCTAAGGAGGAGCTATGGCCAGGATCACACTCCAGGAAGCAATTGCCTGGGGAGAGAAGACCAAGCTGGCTCCTGCCTTGGCGTCGTTGGACGCTCAGCTTCTGGACCAGATCGAGGCAGAGGTCATCGGCAACCTCGCTGCAGTTGCTGATGCGTCGACGTGGGTAGACTCGGACACCACACCCTCGTTGGCCAAGACGATCATCGCCAAGCTCTACGTGGCCTGGCTAATCGATCGTCAGTACTCGGAGGACCAGGAGCTGAGTGCTTACGCTGCTCTGCTTCGTGCTTCTGCGATCCAATTGCAGACAGCCATCACCGACTCCACGATCGACATCCCCGGAGCAATTGTAACAGGCGACGGACTTCCTTCGTCGTACCCGACCGACACTGATCCTGAATGCGGACCTTACTTCCGCATGGACGTAATCTTCTGAGAGGAGGTCAACATGGCTGGTGAAAGTGGACTTGCAGCTATGGTGGGCGCTTCTCAAATCGCTGCGGCCGTGGATCTGATTCGCTTCGACAGGCAGATCACAGCATTCGAGTTCACTCCCTCGTTGGGCATTGTGGCAAAACGCTTTGCTGCACTAGCTGACGAGTTCGATGACCTTCGTGAACCGCTGAAGAAGTCCATCAGCGATGTCATGACGGTCTCGATCCTGGAGAACTTCATGTCAGGCGGTCGTCCCTCCTGGGACCCTCTGGCTCCTACTACCGTAGCCAAGCGTGACAAGCTTGGTGCTGGGTCGATGATCCTTGTTCGCTCGGGCGCCTTGGCTGATGTTGCCTCGTCCGAAGGTATCTGGTCTGTAGGGAAGACTTCCGCTACGATCAAGGACCTCCCCGACAAGGTCTGGTATGGCAAGATCCACCAGGGCGGTATGGCAGGCAACCAGTTCTCGGGGGGCAACTGGTTCAACAAGTACAAGAACGCTGCACGCAAGGTGGCTGGGCCTGACGAGGACGACGAAGAAGTAACCAAGCTGGCGTACAAGCTCTTCGACAAACGCCTGCTGAGTCACGGTCCTGCGCCAAAAGGTCAGTCGGACACTCCTGCTCGGCCGTTCGTGATGTTCCAAGAAGAGGACATCGACGCGATCCAGATCATCTTCGCCGAGTGGGTCGAAGAAAAGGTACGAGAGGCGGGACTCTAGTGGCCACGCCTATTCAGTTCCCTTCCGAACTGGCTCAGCGCATCTACAACATCATCCTGGCCAACAAGGACGCACTGCTCACTACCGACGGCATGGTCTGCTACGGTGACCAGGACAAGATTCCTGTCACACCCACGCTATGTATCGAGAGTGGCCCCACAGGACGTTCTCTTGCAGGCGTACCTAACAGGACAGAGAATCAGCTGGTCTGCTACCTGATCCTGTACTGGGCTAAGGTGCAGGACATGCAGACCGATAAGCTGCAGGGCGAACAGTGTGCCGAGGCAATCGTACGATACCTCGACGACAACCTGCAACTCGAACTAGGTGGCGACGGGGGCGTTGTCATCCATGGATTCGTGTCCGAGATCAACCCAGGGTACATTCTCCGGAACGAGCGCAAGTCACTGATGCACGCCGTCCGCCTAACGTGGACAGGTAAGACCAAGACGATATTGGGGGCCTGATGCAATACAAGGTCACGAACAACGGCGAGGCTCGCACTGTCGACTTCCTTGCCGTGTTCGCGAAGGGCGAGACGAAAGAGTTCAACGAGACCGAGGTCAAGCACTATCAGGCCATGTCGGGCGTACCGCTCGTCAGCGCCCTGCCTGAGGGCTTCGAGGTCGAGTTCGAAGGGGAGGAGGGCTAATGGCATACGGAGTTGGTGCCGGCGGCATCTTGGGTGTTGCGTTGGAGACGGTGTCGGGCACCTACGTTGCCCCGACCAAGTACATTCCCTTCAACAGTGAGGGCCTGCAGTTCCAGCAGGATACGAACTTCCGCCGGGCCATCCGTCAGAGTCCCGATGTGACCTTCGCCGTGCCGGGCAACGCGCACACCGAGGGCGACATCGAGATGGATGCCTTCGACGACATCCTTCCGTACTTCATGAACGCGTCGCGCATGACGGTCGTGAAGACCGGTGCCGGCCCGAACTACGTCTACACGGGCACTCCCAACGCCAACGCCACACCTGCGAAGACCATGTCGATCACGGTCGTCCGCGACGGAATCGTGTTCGGCTACACCGGCTGCGTGGTTGGGTCGTTCACGTTCGGTATCGACGAGGGCACTCTGACGTACACGGCGAGCATCACTGGTGCGGACGAGACCGTGCAGTCGGCTCCGACGCCCACGTGGTCCACTACGACGTTCTTTGGTGCCGGCCAGTACACGATCGAGATCCCGACCACGTCCACGGTCACCGACGTCGACACGTTCGAGTTCCAGGTCGAAGACAACGCGGAGCCGCAGTATCGCCTCAAGTCGACCGGACGTGGTGCGAACTTCATCAAGTTCGGCGAGCGCGAGGTAACGCTGTCGCTGGAGAAGGACTTCCAGGACCGTACCGAGTACGACGCCTTCAAGGCACTGACTGCTCAGAGCATCACGCTCACGGCCAGCAAGGGTACCAACAACAACATCTCCATCGTCACGCCTGTCGCACTGAAGGACACCTACGAGGTCAACCTCGACGGCCAGGGAGACCTGGTTCGAGCGAGCATCGAGTACCAGTGCCTCGTCGGGCCTTCGACGCCTGCCTACACGCTCGTCTGCAAGACTCAGGAGAACATCACATAACAACCGCTTCACAGGACCGTGTGGAGTTCTTGAAGCCCCACACGGCCCAAGGTAAACAAGGGACGAAGATGATCGAGGCAATCTTCAAGTCCTTCGTAGTGGCCTACGGGCTATGGTGGTTCGTAGAGGTAGTGGACATACTGTTCAGAGGGAGAGCAGAAATGCCAGTCGCAGTTGTCAAGGATGAGACCGAGCGCTTCGAACTGAAGTCGCTCGGGGGCGCCTACGTCGTCGTGCGCCAGATGTCCTACGGTGAGAAGATGCTCCGCTCCGGGATGACCGGTGCGATGAAGCTCCTCAAGGACAACAAGCAGTCCGACTACGTCGGTGAGCTGTCGATGGAGACGCAGAAGATCACCTTGTGGGACTTCGCCAACCTCATCGTCGAGCACAATCTCCAGGACATGGACGGTCGAGAACTCAACTTCCGGAACGAGACCGACGTTCGCAAGCTGTCGTCCAAGATCGGTGAAGAGGTCGGCACCTACATCGACAAGGTCAACAACTTCGAGGACATCGACGAGGGAAACTAATCTGGCGACTTCGTGCGTGCATCCTCACGAGTCGCAAGCCAGAAATCGATGTACTTGACATCCTGAACATGTACCACATGTGTAAGACGTTCGGGCAGCTTCCCAGGCCAGGCGGAGTCCTTGACCAGCCAGCTAGGTTGATGTACCTCTTCGAGCACATTAGTACAGCCGAATCTGAACGAGAGTTCCTCGATCAGAAGAAGGCAGACGCCGAGAGGAAGCGAAATGCCGGCAAGCGTTAGAGATATCCTCCTCGTCATCAAGACGAAGGAAGACGCGCAGAGGTCGCTGAATGGTATCTCTAACGCTATGCGTCGTGCTGCTGCACAGGCCGACGCTGCTTCCGCTCGCGCTCGCGCTGCGGCCTTGCGTTCGCAGGCTACGCAGGCACGTGTGAACGGTGCTACTAAGGCTCAGGTTGCTGCGCTTACTGCGGCTGCTCGTGCTCAGGATGAGCATGCAAAGAGGGTCGAGCAGTCTACGAAGAAGTCTACCATCCTACGTGATAGCATATCCAGCGTAGGATCGGCATTAGAACAGACTGGTCTAATCATGGCCGGGGCCGGGGCTGGTATGGCCTATGGTCTCAAGCAAGCAGTAGACGTTGCGCGGGACTGGGACAAGCAAGTCCGTCTCACCTACACCCAGGTAGACAAGCGCTTCAAGCCTAGTCTGCAGCAGCTCAGCGACATCGGCCTGCGTGTTTTCCACGACATTGCGACGCCGTTCGAGAAGGTGCAAGAGGCACTGTTCGACGTCTTCTCCTCGACTGAGGCCAATCTTCCTCAGGCGGAGGCGCTCTTGCGGTCCTTCGCTAAGGCTGCCGTGGCAGGTAATACCGACATCCAGACCGCTTCGCGTGCGACGATCGGTCTGATGAACGCGTACTCGATTCCGTTTAAGGACGTCAACAAGGTCCTGGACATTCAGTTCCAGCTGGTTCAGGAAGGTGTCGGTACCTACGAGGAATGGGCGCAGCGTATTGGTCTAGTTACTCCTTCGGCAGTCCGTGCTGGACAGTCGATTGAGACCATGGCCGCTGCTCTTGCAACCTCCACACGCATGGGTACTTCCGCTGCTCGATCGGGTACTGCCGTTGCGCGAGCGTTCGATGCCATGTCGAACCCGAAGACGGAAAAGGCACTCAAGAGCATCGGGGTCAAGACTCGTGATGCTAAGGGTAACTTCAGGCCTCTCGTAGACGTTCTGACCGACTGGCGCAAGGAGCTCGACAAGCTTCCGCCGAAGGAGCGCATCGAGAGTATCCTCGACACCCTAAAGGGAGCTGGCTCTACGATCGAGGCACGCCGGTTCCTCCAGGGCATCCTGTTGACTAAGGGTGGCCTTGAACTCTTCCAGGATCAGATCAAGGAGTTCGCTACAGACAAGGGAGCCTTCCAGAAGGCCTACGACGAGATGGCTGGAAGCGTAGCAGCCAAGAGTCAGCTCCTGCACAACAAGTGGATGCAGTTGAAGCTGACCATCGGCACAGCTCTCATGCCTACGTTCCTGAAGCTGATCGGCGTCGCTGACAGACTGGTCACTTGGTTCAATAAGCTGTCGCCAGGAACTAAGAGTGCCATTGCACAGTTCGCAATGTGGTCCAGTGTGTTGCTTGTCGTCGGCGGCGTACTGGCCCTGGTGCTCGGTGCTGTCACGATGTTTGCAGCAGGACTGGCAACTCTGGGCGCTGCTGCTGTTCCGTTCCTGGCCGCAATGGGCCTCATGGCTGCTGCCTTGGCAGCTCTCGGCGTGATACTTGCAGGGCTGGTTGCAGGCTTCGTCATCGCTTGGAACCATAGTCAGCAATTCCGTGACATGATCAACCAGGTGAAGCTTGCCGTCATGAACCTGGGCGGCATCATCAAGACGTTCGCCACGACGCTCTGGACCAACTTCAGCACGAGCATCTTGCCTCCGCTGCGGCAGCTCTGGTCGGTAATCGAGACACAGGTTCTTCCAGCGGTCAAGGAGTTCGTCGCCTGGTGGCAAGCCAACATGAATCCGATGTTGGCTCGTGCAGGCGTTATCCTCAACAACCAGTTGAAGCCAGCCTTCGCCACCATGGGCGATACGATTCGCACGCAGGTGATCCCTGCCGTGAAGGACCTGGTAGCCTGGTGGAATCAGAACAAGGCAGCGATTCTTCCCGTCATCAAGTTCATGGGCGGTTTCCTCCTCATTGCTATCAGCGTCGCAGGCTTCATCACCAGCGGCTTGATCAAGGCCATCGCACTGGGCATCCAGCAGTTCCGTCTCATGGCCATGATCGTCAAGGGTACTGTCGTTGGGTCCTGGAGGCTTCTGTACGTTCAGGGCCAGCTGGTGGTGGCGATCGTCAGGACGATCTGGAACTGGTTCAAGAAGCTCGGTGAAGGTGCTAAGCAGGGCGCAACAGCTGCACTGAACGCGATGCAGAACATGAAGAGTCGCATCCTTGGCTTCTTCGCTGGCGCTGCTGGATGGTTGGTATCAGCCGGACGAAACATTATGGCTGGCCTGGTCGGTGGCATTCGTAGTGGTGCCGGTGCCGTTG